GATAAGTTATCTTTCCCTTACATGGCGCACCATTTATATAAGTAGTATCTATCGTAATATCGTAATGAATTATATCAGTAGGAAAGTCTAATGAACTCACTATTGGTGAAAATGTACTATCTGAATTTGCTACTAAAACTATCACTTCACCACTCGCAGTTTTAGTTACTGCACTTAATGACTGGTCATAAATGGTTGCAAAGTCTGTTAACTTGTAAGTAGCGCCCTCAACTAAAGTATGTGCTGACATTTGCGCTCTAAGTTGTGCATACGTTCTATTAAAGTAAATTGAATCATTAATCAAACTCCAAACTGCATTAGCCGTTGTAGCATCCGTACATAAATAAGTTGTATTGTCATCTAAAGTCCATAAGCTACCAATTCCATATCCTTTTAAATTGTCATCATTTACAGTAGGTGTAGTGGTGAAGTTATATAGCGATTGTCTTATTGTATTACCATTACTGCCCATTACATACAACCGCCCCGCTTCCCATTTTAATTCGTAACCAACCGCACATATTTGAGCAATACCATTAACGCCACCCAATCCAGCATCAATAGTTCCCTTTTTTAACATTGAACCATTATCTAAAATAATAGCATCACCATTTGATATACTGATATTAAAACCGCCTGTTGTATTTCCGTTTGTAAGTGTTTGTTGCAAATCTTGCGAACCGCCACCCCCGCCCGAACTATCTATAATAGCATATCGAATACCATTAATCTTAAATATTAAGCTATCTAAATTTCTGTAAAGTGTATCTACTTTACGTATCGAACGAACCGCACTAATTGAGTCATTTAAAGTACTTTGTGTTACACCTGAACCTGAAAACGTTTGCCATGTTGCACGACCGTTTGCATCCGAAGTTAAAACCTTTCCATTGGATGCACCTTTTATTAAATAGATTGCACTATCAAAACGCACACCCTTTGCAAACCATGTCGAATCCCTGAACTTATTAACTATCTGCGACTGTGCAGACAATGAAAATAATAATAATAATATTGTCGTTAATTTTCTCATGTGTATATTATTCTTATTTTTGCGCCTGTGTCTGCTACCGAATCAAAAAGCACATTTCCTGTCATTATATTAAAAGCAAAATAATCCTCATCTATAATCTGAGAGTCAATAGATATTTGCAAAATAGTTCTTCCTATTAAATTAGAACTTGTATATGAATTTGTATTAGTTCCTGTAATTTTTAATAACTCAACAGATGAACCACCGCCACATTCAGAAACAACAATTGTTACATTTTCACATTGTTCTATAACTTCTATGTTTATACTGTCACTCATTGCGTTATATTTTGAACAACTGGTAAAATATTTTCATAGTATATTTCAACACGTCCGCTTAGCCACGTAAACTTAATGTCAAAATACCAATCCCCTACTTCCCAGTTAATTATTTCACCTTCTAATAGTGAGAATTGTCCGTTTACGGAATCTGTTTTTTCTATACCATTGCCAACACTAAATTTATGTACCTTGCATCCTGTTTTACTGCCTAAACGAAAGTGTGCATTGATTTCGATATTAGTCAAATCCAATGCCACTCCGTTTATTGTAACAGTAAAACATAAACCATCAAAGGTAGTTGTCTTTTTGTGTTTTTTTAAGCTCACTATACTACAAGTTGAAAGCAATCAAAAATATCTTCAGGACTTTCTAAAGGACACACTGGAACTTTTTGAAACCATGTATTCTCAACCATCCAAACAACATCCTCTTCTAAATTTTCAGTTACGGCATTGTTTGTAAATACAGATACTGGCTTATCGCTAATGTGTAATAACGTTTCTGTTTTGTAAGCTAAAAACCATGCACGAGATTTTTCAAGTTCTGTAAAGAAAGAACAGTTATCTACATAGTTAGGGTCTTTAAACGCTACTACATAATTACGACCTGTTACTTGTTCTTTTTGGTCTCCGTAACCTGCGCCTGCTACCTTTTCACCACCGTTTGACGTTCCGCTAACTTCAGGAATGATACGAATTAAACCGCTTTCAATTCCTGCTTGCCATAACGCTGTGTCGTTTGGTGCTGCCTGAATAATAGACACATAGTCTTTATGAATATAAGCCGCTGAACGTACACGACCTTTTTCAAATTCTGAACATGGATTACACACGTGTTCAGGTACTTCTGATTCGCATGATGCGCCTGGATAATAAACACTCATTTTTTATTAATTTAATTTGATGAATAATTGTTACAAATCGTTTCGCATACGTCTAAACATTTACGTCTATATGTATGTCTTATATTATAGTCAACTCTAAACATAAATAAATCAGGCATTCCCGTATAGTCTGCAAATTCTGTATTTATTATTTGATTTGAGTTGTAATCTATTCTGTTTTGAATTAAGTTAGCCACGCTTCTCCCTTCTAATTTAAAGCTGTCAGGAATAGCACCTGTCACGAACTGCGAAAGTGTTGAACTATCTTGTTTTAGCTTTATTCTGTTACCGACAACAAACATTGAAAGTCCGTAACTATCTGTTATCTCTTTGTTTGATTCTCCGTATTGCTGTGATTTATATACGGGTGTTTTATCATTTAGCCTATGATATACTTGCAATCCTAACGTATTGTCTAAAGCTATTTTTATGCATTCTCCAAACTCGTTAACTACATTTGGTTGGAGTGTTATAGTATTATCATCTTCAATAGGAACTAATTCTGTTAATCCATAAAAGTTAGCATCGTATTTTTTTACGATTGCTTTCTCTTTTATTGAGTCGTTAACGAGTTTAATTAGTTGTTCTATCATTTAGATAATTGTTTACAATTTCGTCTTTTAACTGCTCCTCATGCTTTGATAACTTAGTTAAAATCTGCTTTTTATATTTCTTTTCAAGCCATGTCAACTTTTCAAAATTAAAATCGTTTTGGTAGCCTATTGCATATCCGTATGGTATCTTTATTGGATTGCGTTCACAAATAGACATATCATTTTCCATTTGTCGAGTTAATGATAAAATTACTTTTGTGTCACTTGTCCTGTTATACTTTTTTCGTGCATTACCTTTGTTAACACCTCTTACAATTTTAGAACTTTTAAAATTACCTGTTCGCACTTTCATGTATTCACTTGAATAAGTACCGATTTGGTTATCATTAGAATCTTTGCCTTGCACGTGTACTCTATCACGCATCATTCCTGTCAATGTACTTGCAATAGTTCTTAATAGCTTATCCGTTTCCTGTGGACTTGCCTTACCTTTTAAGTCTGCTTTAATTGCATCTAATACATCTTTTCCGTTGCTGTTAAACGCTATCATGGCATTACATATTCAGTTCCTGAAATCTCTAAACACTCTATACAATAATCATTATCAATTCTAATACTATCGTTTGCCGTTTGTAAAAACTCCGTATAATCAGTAGTGTACATTTGCAATAACTCTTCAGCACGTTTTTTGTCAACCGTTGTAAATCTGTTTACTCTATCTGAATAAATACGTTCACGCATTAATTCCATTCCTAAAGCATATAAATAAGCATCTGAATAAACATCTATATTGGCGCAAAGAATCGAGTCATATAAGCATCTTAAAGACACGTCAACTTTTAATCCGTAAGTGTTATTAACTTGTACTATATCGTCTATTGTATCGAACTGTATAGCTTGTTTAAATACATCGTCACAATCATCGCAGAGGCAATCACACAAAGTATCATCAAATACAAGTTTCTTAACTTCTTCAAATACTGAACTATCATAAGCAACAACTATATCTAATGTATCGTAAGACTTATTTACATAAATCTCATTCCATCCTATTTTAGTTATTAACGCTTGACTGTACAATAATATCTTATCGGAATAAATATAGATAGTAGTAATTTGCTCTTCTAATGCATACAAGTAAACTTTGCTTACATGAAATCTTAGTAACTCGCTTTCGCATTCAAAAGACTGAAGCCTAACACCATTTTTTAAATTCAAAGAACTTGTTGTATCTCCTAATTCTCCATTTGTAAAGTATGTATTTACAATTTTTTTAAAATTGTATTGCGTTTTCATATATGCTAACACATCCTTACTTAAACGTGAAATTGCTCTTTTTTGTACATCTGCAAACACACCTAAAAATGATAACTGATTTGCATTTGCAACAGCATCTATGTTTTGAAGGGTAACACCAGCGAGGTCTGTTAAATATTTGCCACTAACGGATTCTTCCGTTTGACAGTTAACTCCAACACCAATGTACCCTTCTAAACATTTCATATATAAGTATGTTTTTTAAATCTTAATAACCGCCATCACAAGAATCGCAATCATTAGTTACGTTGTACAATAAAGAACCTCTATTTCCTGTTAAAGGGTCTTCAGCTCTATACGCTGTACTTGGAATAGTCCACAAACCGAAGTTTAAAGACAAAATCATATTCCATCCTTTTTGTAAAGTTTCTGTTTCACCATCAACTGTATAATCAGCTTCACAATCGTTAAACTTAAACTGTACGTCAACTGGCATTGGTGCAACTTGAATGCCACCATTTGCAGTCATTGTAGTATAAGGCAATTTGATGTAATCAAAAATTGCAGTTCCTAAGTCACGTCTTTTGAAACCTTGATATTTCAAGTAAGTAACTAATTGGATTGCATCTTTTTCGTAAACTAATAAATCGTTAGCGTCTCCGATTGTTTCTACTTCATTGTCATAGAAGAAATCAAAACCGCCTGCTTGTGTACGTGTATCCAATCCGTTTTGAGCCGTTTGTTTAGCAGCTTGTTGCATGATATAGTTGTTAAACAAACCTCCACCTACTGCAATCGGTTTACCACCCATGTTGTTTAACTTGTAATCAGAAAGAATCTGTGTTGCTCCATCAGTTAAAGAGTTGAAGTTTGTATCCTTCCCGATGTTGATTGTTGACGCTGTTGTTAATCCTGTACGTCTATTTTTACCTAAATTTGCATAAGCTAAAGTTAATAAGTCGCTATTTACTGCACTCATTAATCCGTTTGCTGCTAATAAAGTTTCAATTGCAAACTCTTCAACTACTGCTGCATTTCCTATCATAGCAGGATTTGAAGCCGCCTTTTCGTAAGCTGCAATAACTTCATCTTCGATGTGGATTGCAATTTGTCGGTAGTTAGCAACACTTACTGCATCCTCTGTGTAACCGTTTACATTCGTAATCTCACATGAAGGAGTTGTTTCTGTTTGTGCTGCTGTGTAGCGTTTTTTCTTCTTAACTTGTACAGCGTTAAAATGACCGTTCATTAAGTCATATTTAATATTGCTGATACCATAAGAATGTGCCGTAAGTAAGGATTGTAAGAATCCAGGCATTTCTATTTTGTTTTGTGGAGTTGCTGATTTAGCAATCTTTGCTATATCCTCCAATAAATAAGGTGCGAAACCGTTTGCCATTTTTTTAGTATTTAAAATTGTTAATAATCTTTGAATACTAATATGGTCTATACTATGGTATCTTTAAATTGTCGAATGCTGAAAAATCTACCTGTGAATGACCGCTATTAGTAGGGTCTGGTGCAAACAATGGATTGCTTTTTTGTGGCGTTCCGTCATTTGTTGCCAGAAGTTTTTTATTGAGTAAAACTCCCTTTGTAAAATCCTCGTAAGAGGTTTTGTTGTTGCGTTCATCAAGATAATCGAGAGACGTGTCATCTGCTCTTTTCAGCTCGAATTTGCCAATTTCTGTGTTGTATATTCTTTTAGCTCCCTTTGCAGTAAGCTCGTTGTTTATATGGTAATCAGCTAACAATAGGTTTTCTTCTATTGATTTGCTTTTATCGTATTCTAATCCTTGTAAAAAAAACTTATGTTGCAATTTTTCAATTTCTGCAAACTTAGAGTTTTTTTCCTTTTCAATCTCTTGTAGATAGTTAGTTTCTTTTGCTTTAAAGTCGTTTACTAATCTATCAATTTCATCTTGTGCTTTCTTAGCCTTTCCGTCATCGCCTTTGCCTTCTGCACTCGCTTTCTTAGCTTCAAGTTCTTTTATCTTTGCTAATGCTGTTCTAACACGTGCTGGAGTTGATTTAACACCTAATAATTCATTTCTTACACTTTCATCTTCTATCAATTCTTCTAAGGCTTCTTTTAGCTGTGCATCTACTCCATTTAATCCTAACGCTGTAAAGTGTTGTTTAAGTGTGTAGTTTTGTTTTGCACTTTCAATATCGTACAGATTGCTTTCCAATTTTGTAGAAATCTCATCTGAAATTTCAACTTCCTTTATAGCTTCTAATGCTTTAAGATAGCTTTCATCTGTAATATCGACACCTGCTTTTTTAGCCAAACTGTCAAATAAAGTTTTAAGTTTATTCATAAATTATTTTTCTGTGTTATCAGACTCGTTTTGTGTTTTAGCACCTCTTTTATCTTTCATTGCCTCTAATTCAGCAACTCTTTGTTTTAACAATGCATTTTCTTTAACTGCATCCTGCGCTTCTTTCGGTGTTACAACTTTTATCAGTAAATTATTTTTTTCTGATTTTAAGCCGTATTGCCATCCTGTCTTTCTTTGTGCTTTGTGTAACTCTTTTAGTGAATTTATTCCTTTCTCACTAAATTCGTATATGTTTTTTTCTGTGTCTATTGCTATGAAATCCTTAGCCATTTAAAATATTTTGTGTAAATTTAATTAATAGTTTTGTATGTATTTGTTCTACTTAGTAAACTATACTTTACTGTTAAACTTATCTCTTATATTTTTAGGTACGGCTTCCTTTGCAACTGCATAAAATGCATGTCCGCAATTCCATCCACCTGCATAATTAGTAATGTTTGATGTATTGGTATCTGCTTTCATTCCGTTTGGTAGTTTTGTTTTTGCATTGCATGGTATTTTATCACTACAAATGTCAATACCGTCAATATTTCCTGTTAAAATAGTTTGAAATTCTGATTTATGTACATACTTCTTTTTTACCATATACTGACACCATTCACGAGATGTTTCTAATAAAGAACCTGTGTACATAAACCATTCCAATCCCAAATCATCTGTAAGTATAGTTGAATAAGTACGTGAATAAGTATTTATTGAATCTATTACAATTGTATTAGCATATTTTTCAAAAGCACCTAAATTATTAGTGTTGCCGTTAATATATACTTTCATCGCTTCCTGAAATTCAGCATAAGAACCGCCAGACGTAATATTTGATTGCAGTATAGATTGAGTCTTTGAAATAATGTTTAAATCAATTCCTTGCTCACTTAAATAAAGTGCCGTTCTATCAATTGAATCTTGTCTAACTATATTTAGAATTTCTTGCGTTGTGGCACTTTTAGATGTTGCAAAAGTAGCAAAATAAGACTGTTGAACTTCAGAAATTGTATCGAATGATTTAATAAGTTCCTTTGATGCTTTTATGTATTCTTTGTCAAAAATAACTCTACGTAATCGCATCCGCAATTGAGAAAGAATACGATAATTGTCTATCGTGTTTTTGATATTACCTTTAGCATCTAACTTTAAATCTTTTGTAATTGTTAGTATTTCTTTATAGATATTCTTTTGGATTTTTGGCACTTTGTCCATAAATTCATTAATAGAACTATCAACTGTTTCAATTATTTTTTTAATACTACTCATTCTATGTTAATATAGCTATTTTGTCTGCCTATTGTTCTGATTGAATTATTTGTGGCGTTCCTAATTGTTTACGTGCATCTTGTAAAGGTGCTAATAAATCTGTACTAATACTATTTTCTCTCATCACTTCATCTGCATATTTATTCATAATAGCCACTTGTTCTTCATATCCTTTAAATGCAAACTCTTCATCTTCTATCAATGCTTTACGCACAAACTTTTGAATATTAGAACTAACTACATAGTCTTTTTCTGTAATACCGTTATTTTGCAAACGCATCATTTTATTATCTTCAGAAACACCATATAAAGGGTCTAACTTGTAAACCAACATAGTGTATTTGCTTACATCAGAATCATGAGTGAAACGCTTTAAAGATATTTCCATTTCCATTGACGCTAATATAACGGGACTTAAATTTGCATCTTTAGCATGTTTATATTCTTCAATCAATAACGCATTATTTACTAAATCGTATTTTTGTGGAATACTAATTTTCGGTAGCATTTCCTCACGTGTCTTTGCATCCTGAATTAAAAAGCCATAACGCAAATTACAAGTATAGTAATCTACATTTTCACGAACGTACTTTAATAATCCTGCAACCTTATGTGCAAAGTTATCCGTTTCATCTCTGTCCCATTGTTTAGCTATTCCGCTTTCATTTATTGGAACATTGTAAAGAAACTGCATGTTAACCGCCTCTAATGCTTCGTATAAGTTGCTTTTAACAGCATCTCTTAATAAGTGTGCTATCTCTATACTCTTTTGAATATAGCCTGCTGGTGGTATTGGTGGTATTTGGCTATTCGGTCTATTTAAGTCTAAATTAATTACCCTGTTTTGGAAAGGTGAAACAGTTTCATAACCGCTACCGTTACAAGTTCCACACGTTGAATTTGACATTGCCAAACCTACTTTTGTTTTGCCTGTTCCGTTGCACTTCTTACAAGTATTGGTGTTAATAGTCCATTTTTCCGAATGCATGTGTAAAACATATTCAGCTTGTAAATCTGAATACATACGTGCTGCTTCGTTTAAATGCGTTACCATTGAATTTATAGGTGTCTTCCAAATAATATCACCGTCTTCATTCTTATAGAATAAACCCCTAAATCGGAAAGCCTGCAATTCATCAAAATTATGTTGAAGTCTATTTAATTCTAAATATACCTTTTGCCCTTTTGTTTCTAAAATTACATATTCTACTATCTCGTTTCTTGTTGATAAAATATGTATATCATATTCACGCTTTCCGCTTTCATCTTTGTATTCATAATCTCTATCTGTTTTTACTATTGTATAGTCATTTTCTTTGTAATAAATAACTTCGTCAACATTAGCAATAAACGGAATTGGTTTATAAAATTCACCTACCTGAATATTATACGACAATGGAACGATAACAACAACAGCATTTGCATCTATCATTATATTCTGTAAGCACTCATCAAACAACCATGAATCTATATTGTCATAAATAGGATATTCATTTTCTAAATATGTTTTTAATGTCTTATTTGCCGTTTCTAAAAATGCAGGCTCTTTTGTTTTATCGTAATTCACTTTCCAATCAGGTGAACGTCTTATTTTACTCAAAGAAGTAATTACCTTAGAAATCGGGTGTTCCGTTTTTGGTGCGTAGATTTTAAACCTGTAATCCATTATAGCATCAGGCTCATTCGGTCTGCGTTCTCTGATTATTTCTTCAGGAACTAATCCGTCTGCATGAGTCTTTAACGCTTTATAAAGTTTTAAAGCATCTTTTTTTATATTCCACTTTATTTTATCATCGTGGTGGTTAAATATATTTATTTGTTCTATTGGTGTCATAAACTACGTCTTTCAGGAATGAATGATTTTTTATCTCTAATCTTATATGGCTTGCCTAACTTACTCATTTTAGAATGATAGTTTGATATAGTTGAAAAATTGTTCTTAATAACTGTCGGTAACTTATTGCCACCTACTGAATATGCAAAGTATATTTCACTTAATTTATATGGTTGTAAGTGTGTTGTTCTTTTATCACGTGCATACCAAAATATCGGCAACCAGTTTTCTTTGTGTGGAAATTCATTTAATTTTAATGATGCTAACTGAAAAGCTAATTCATCTGCAATTGATGCGCCACCGAATTTAGTACCTTTAACAGGTGGATTTAAATACATATCTTTTACGGTATCAAAATACGTTTTAGTCTTTTCAGATTTATTAAAATACACACATTCGCTGTGATAATTCCACATCATAACATCAGGGTAAATTTTTCTAATATCGTTTATATCGCACCAAATTGAATATCCTGCAAGTCCTGTGTTTGACATAGTCCAATCTAATCCAATGCATTGATTAAATAACTCTGAAGGCTTTTTTGAAAATAACCAAACCATATCAACATCCAAAAAAATAGTTTCCTGAAATGGTGAAAAATCATACATCCACGTTTTTACTTTTATGTATTCGATTTTGCCTTTTGTATTCCAACTTTCATTAGGAACTTTTACTTCAAAGTCAAATAAAGACTTGTCTATATAATTGTAGTTATGCGCTAAACAGATAGGCATTTCAGGCTCTAAGTGTTTAATTGACATAGCTAAGTTTTTAGCCATTTCCAAGTATTCATTTGAACCGATTGCTATTAATAGGATTCCTTTAGCAGTTTGCACCGCAGTTGCTGTTTTTTCCATTAAAGTATTTTTTTAGTTTAAATTCTGCTTTAGATGTAAATTCTATCTTACTATTCCAGTCAGGTGAATAGTCGCCTTGTTGGCTCATTTGAGTTGTAAATCCTAAACGATTTGATGTAACAATTAATGTATCGTGTTTTAATGCTGTTATTAGCTTATCATGGTATGACTCCTGAATGTAGTCTGTTTCACATTCGTATTCCTTTTCAATGTCAGCACTTAAACGCCTATACTGTCCGTTTGTTTGTTTGTATATCTTTTCTGTTGTTGGATATTGTGGACTGTGTAAAAAGAACGGAAAATTAACGCTATTTGTCACGCCTGTTGGATATGTAAACCCGAATGCATCTTCATTGTTTGAGTATTCAATCTTTGTTACAAAACAACAATCCTCAACTTTCTCAAATAGATTGCTACACGCTACCAAATCCTTATTACTGTCTAATATAGCATAAGTAAAACATTCAGGAATAATTGTTTCTAATGGCAATTCAGGAAAATTTATAAATCCTTTTCTCCAATATGATGTAAGTGTATAATGGTAAACACTATCATCGTTTGGTAGTGTTATATCAAATTCAATGTCTGGGACTGTACAACAAGATGTAAACTCACAGTCAAAATCAAAGCCTAATAAGTCACTAATCAATGCAATTAATTCTGCTCTGCTATAAACTGCTACTGGCACGTTTCCGCTTATGTTGTTGGTTACGTTATAGAGTAGTGTATCGTATTTTTCTATCTTGTAAAATGATATTCCGTTTATATGATTGTTGTTATCTACGTTTATTGATATTGTACACGGATTTAATGTCGCCTGAAAGTCCACTTCTACGAATCCGTCATAACTATCGAAATTAACGTTAATAACTGTTGGCGGATTTGTACCGTCATCAAACGATATACTACCTGTCATATCGTTATAGATAGACGTATAATAGAACTTAAAAGAATAAACGTTACTACCGCTTAATGTATCTTCAAAAGAATAAACTATATCATCAGATACGGTTTGGTTTGTAAAAGAAAAGTTTATTTTACTATTTTTCCAATAAAACCAATTACCAGTATTTGTTGATGCCGTTACTGTTGAAATATTACCTATTAATCCGTAATTATTTAAATAAGAACCAGCAGGAATATTTGCTATATTAACAGTTACACCTGAATAAGTTGACGTTGTGCCGTGATTTACGTCAAATACTTCATTAAGAAATGCTTTTAATATAAAAGCCCTATTTGATGCAACCGTACCCTCTATATAAACAATATAAACATCTTCTGTTTGTGTATAGGTATAACCAATAACACCACCATCATTTCTTCTTATTATATAAATCTTATTTTCACAATATATCTGCAATTCAGTAGCAAGTGTTGCTGATATCATATCAAATTCCAAATCCGTACTTGTAATTTCATCAAAAGGATTTGTTATAAACTCAATTGTTTCGGTAGGTGTATCGTTATCCGTGTTGCAAAGGTTGTAAGGATTTGTTACCAATACTTCATCGCCTTCAAAATCAGTATAAAATTTATATAGTGAACATATCGGAGTTACTTCAATGTCAGCATCGTAAATAACGTTACAATCTGAATCAGCAATGGCTATGTAGATAGGTGTTGTTGTTGGTAAGTCTTCATCCGTTTGAATCTCAATTTGTGCTTTAATTCCTAAGTCATTACACGCTGGCAATACGTTTAAATGTTCAGCATCGCATGTATCTGAATACTCATTATAATTAAAATCTAAGAAACTAAATTCAGGACTTATAATATTCAAAACCAATAAAATTGAAGTGATAAATTATTGGCAATGCGCCCAGATATGCAAATTTAATAAAAATAATTGATATTTGCACTATCTTAATAAAAAAACCGCCACAAATAATGTGACGGTAAAATAAAAGTAAAAAGCAATATGAAAATAAGACTGATGCAATATTAGACAATCTTTTTTAATTATGCAACTTTTGGTATTAAAATTAAATCAATAGTTCCTCCTACAAAAGAATAACTGCATTCTTGCACCCATCCGTATCTTTGTGTTTCATCACACTTGTAAGCAAACAACCCGTGAGGATTTGCCTGCAAAGATTTATATTGCTGAAAAGTAAACGGTACGCCTTCAATCTTATGTAATTCTGGCAAGTATATACCATTACTATCTACTATTATATCACTTGACGTTATATTCTGCTTTTCAGATAATACACCGCTTTCAAACTCACATCCACTTGTTAACTCACCTTCCGCTGCCGTATTACCTTTACCACTTGAGAATAACAACTCTTTTGCAGACTTCAAAAACGTAGTTACATACTCAAACCATTGCACCGCCATACGTGCAGGACTTATTCTGAAGTTAAGAATTGTAGAAGGGTCAATAATATTAGCATCATTAACAATATTGCCCTGTTCAACTTGCAATGCTCCGTAATACCTATCTAAGCAAAGAACAAAAGTATCATTATCGTATCGCCAGTCTTTTGAATCCGTATTGCCCTTACGTCTTGTAATCTCAATAGCATATCCACTCGCTACAAACTGACATACTTTCTCTAATACACCGTTATGGTTTATTAATCGTGTAGTATATTCACGTTCCGTTAAAAATTCATCTAATCCGTTGTATTCTTCTGCTTCATACTTAGAATAACCTGTTTTGTAATTCTTAAAATGAAGCTTTAAGTTCGGTTGTTTTTCAACCGCAACAGTTCCAATGTCAGCAATTACGGTATCGTTATAAAAGTGTTTCCAATCTTCTATCCTTATAACTTCATCTTCGCCCTGTTGCTCTATTGTCATTCCTAACGGATATATGCAGTTTGTAGCGTTTAAAACATCATTAAATGTCAATGCCAACTTAGGTGCTTTATCACCTGTTTTAACGTCTTCTATACGCCTTAAAAACAGTCCTGAGGTTAATGCCAACATACCACCGCATCCATCATCTTCAAAGTTATACGGACTTGAATCTATCCTACCTAAATACTCACTATAAACCCTTAAACAGTTGTTTGTAACATACTCTGATATATGGCTAAGTGTTTCATTTACTAAGTATAGTTTTGCGTTTGTAGGTGCGCATAGTGAATTGTTTGTAATCTCAAAACTACTTGGTGTATTCATATTGAAATTCATATATAATTCTCCAGTAGTTGTGGTTGTATATTGAATAAAACAATAAACATATAACTTTGTATTTGCAGTAGGAAAAGATGTATTTGTAGTGTTTGATATATTCCATCCGTATGTTTTTGTAAATCCAACCGTACTAATTAAAGTTGCAGGAAAAAGTTGTAATTGTGTATCTATGCCGTTAACCAAATCAGACATACCTAATATAATACTAATTGAACTTATTGTATAGGATGCAGACGTTTCAATAGTAATGTCTGCATTTATAATTGTTGTTATTTCAATATCATCGGTTAAACAATTTATATTATCCCTGCTTGTGTTTTTATATATTGCATCCGTTTCAGATAATACTGTATTGTTTATATTGTTTGCTGCATCTGAAGAAAACAGGTTAACAAAATTATTTGGTAAAAAATCACCAAACTCATCATATATTATTGTTTCAAATGGTAGCGTAAATAACACTTGATACAATCCTGTTATACTCGGGGAATGATTCCATCCAGCAGGGAAAGTTCCAGTTTCATCATTTAAATAAGTAGATATTATTTCTCTATTTTCAACACTATCTGTTAATACAATCGTTTTACTTGGTACTTCTATTTCTTTGCCTAAATACTCGTAATCAGCCAAATCCGTTGTATTGTCAATAGCTTTTAAAATATCTAAATCTACCTTTGTATCCATTGCGTTCTTAAACTGATAAAAGCAACCTGATTTTTCAATACCCACTACACAATAACAATCATTTCCGCAAAACTCTTTGTATTCATAAAATGTTACATTGTATTCAATTGTTTCTTCTAATACACCGCTACAATAATACTCTATTTTAAGAACAGCAACCGCATCTATTCCGCTAACCGCATAAAGACCGCTAAGTATATCAAATCCGTTTCCATAAACTTCAATAGTTTCTTCACTCGCTTCAGCCATAACTCCGTGCCAGTTTTCAGAACGCTTTAGCTTAATTTTTGTAGCGTCAAAACCAACTGGCTCATCAACTTCAACATCATTTATATAGAATTTAAACTCCATTTCTATTGTTTTTTATTTGCGATACCGTAACGCCATTTTTTATGAATGTATTAAAACCGTTTTTATCAAAGTTAACCATTAAAGCAGGATTATTAGCCAACTCTTTACTGAATACTTTTGCCATTTTATTGTAATCGAAATTACTACCGTTTACTGCACTCGATACGTCAGGAATTAATAACTGTGGCAACATTTTATTTGGAATGCCTTTTAATAGCTTGTTTGTTTTAGCATCAATTACCCTTTCGCCTTTAGATAACATGGCAGGTACACTATCACTTGTTTCAGTACCACCGCCTTGAACGTATTCAGTTCCTTTAGCAAACTTAGGTATTTTCTGTGCTGCTATTATAGCTACTTGTGCTGCCGTTGTTACTGCTACTACTGCTGCAAGCGGAATAGCTGCTGGAAAGCCAGGACTTACCCAAAGTTTAGTAATTGCTAATGCACCGTTAATAATAGCTTGTGCAATTGCAGCCTGTTTATCTGCTTGTGCTTGTTTTGTTTTAATAGCTGCAACTTGTCTTTGATACCTTAATTCAATACGTTCCTTTTGCGCATCTGTTAACTCTTTATTTGCTAATTCCTTGTTTTTTAAGTCAGTTAACTGTTGTATCTGTAAGTTAAATTCAGCGTTACGTCTTTGATTTGCTATTGTAAATATTGCATCTGCAGTTTGTTGTGCTATCTGAATACTCGCTTCTTTAATGGCTAATTCCTTATCTTTTTTGTCTTTTCTCCATTTCTCATCATACTCATCTTCAGCATCTCGATATGATTTCATTAATTTGCTTTCCTTTTCTAAATATTTTTCAATACTATTAAGTGTTTCATCATTTCTTTCGTTTAGTTCTTTTCTCCATTTTTCATCATTATCCTTTTCAGCATCTCTGTATGATTCCCTTAATTTATTTTCCTTTTCTAAGTATTTTTCAATATTACTTAATATTTCATCATTATCATCATTTAATTTTTTTATTCTTTCCTTTTCAGCTTCGTCTCTTTTTTTATCTGCTTCTTCCTGTGCCTTTTTTGAATCATCAATGCCTTTCTGCGCTATCTTTGCTTTTAATAAAATAATACTTTCTTCAAGTTCTGTCTGTTTAGCAATTCTTTCTTTTCCTGCTTCAGTTTGTTCATCATCCCATTCATTGTTTTTTCTTGACTGCTTTAATTCTTCTTGTAAAAACTTAAGTTGTGTTTTAAGTGTTTCCTTACCTTGTATTTCCATTATAGCCAACTTTCTTTTATGGTCTTTTTCCATTTTAGAAAGTATAATATCATTATTTTCAGATACCCTTTTTACAAATTCATCGTGTGCAAATTCAGTCAGTCCTAATGTATCTGTAAGTCGTTTAATGTCAGAAATTACCATATTAACAATATCACCTATTGCTCTAAATGATTTACCTATCAGTCCACTTGATGTTTTTAAGTTATCAAAATTCGCTATTAAATAACCAATAGCCAAAATAATAGCACCTATTCCAGTAGATGCAAGTGCAATTTTAAAGCCTTTCATAGCACCTGTACTTTGTCCAACAACAACAGAATAAACTTTTTGTGCTGCTATATTCAAACCCAAACTAAGTGCAGTTTGTTTCTGCAATCCGTCCTGAATTTGTTTCAGTCCGTTAGTGATTGCCATTATAGCATTCAACTTTACTAATGTCTTTTGTAATTCTTCACTTTCTACACCAAACAATGCTGCCGCACCTGTCATTACCTGAAATCCAGCAGCACCAACTTGAACGCCTTGCAATGCTGCATCTAATTTGAATGTATCACTTGCTAAAACAGATATAGCTTGTTGCGCATCTCCGATATTATCTTTTAAATTACCAGCACCTCTTGCAGCTTCATATATTTGTTGCGTTGTAGCATTTCCGCTTACAAATAATTTAGTTAATTCTTCACGTGAATTTTTTAATTGTGTACGGAATGATTCTGCTTGTTTAGTTGCGCCTTTAATAGCTTCGCCACCAAACGCACCTGTTGCAGCTTTTCCTAACTGCTTATAGCCATCCATTAGTTTATCTACTGAAGCTTTTCCTAATTTCGCTTTTGCAGCGTAATCATCCATCATTTTCTTTTGCTCTGAACTTACGGAACTTGTTGTGGCTTTTAGTTCCTTTTCCGCTTGGTTAAGTTCATCTATTGCAGTGATTGCTGGCTCAAGTCCTTTGGGGTCTGCTACTAACTCTATTAGATATTTCATTGTCTTTTAAATTTTGTTGACGCTTAGAGTTTAACGAAAAATAAAACTCATAAATAGTCATGTTTTTTAATGATTCTATTTTGGACTCATCATGTCCAACAAAATTTAATTGAAGTTCTCTTATTTCCGATTCTACTTTTCGGACAGAATAGAAGTAACCAAATCCGAATGCTGTTTGGTCAGTGCCTTTGTTATTTCCGAATAAATCTCCAAATTCACTTCTAATTCGGTCAAAAACGGAAACAATTGCAACAAAGGCACTTGGTAAAAAAAATCGGAAACAGATTTATGTTGTTTCCAAAACTCTATATTTTCAGCACCTTTCTTAAAGTCGTATGTTGTAGGATTGTCTCCTTTCTCAAAGAATACAACAGATGCTAATTTATACATTATATCGGTATCGCAATACCACTTCATTCTTTCCTTTAATATATCGTGCAACGCTTTTATTTTAAATACGTCTATCTTTTGAGAGCTAAGTATTTTGTCAATTGCTTTGGTGTGTTGTTCTAAATACTCATACGTTATTTTCATTCTCGCTTCTTCATAGAAAGTAACTGTCTTTAATCCTCTTTGATATGGAATATTAAACGTGTCTTCAAATTGGTAAAAAGTTCTGCCTTCAATAGTGAACGCCTCTTTAATAGGATATTTCACATCTTTAGGAAAACGTGTAAACAATGATTTAAATTTGTTTTTTAATGCTTTAAATGCCATATTCGACTATTTTTTCTTTTAATTTACTCAATGGATAAGTTCCTACCGTTCTATTGTCTTTAAATATTCTTACCTGTCCCTTTGTTGGATATATCCAATACTTGTTGGCTGGATATTCTATGTTCTCGTATCTGTATTGCAATGAACCGCCACACCTACACGTTTTATAATGCTTAAATCCTTCTAATGGCTCTGATTTACTCATTTTCAGGAAGTTTAGTGTTATCAAAGAATTGCAATACACTTGCAATAATCGCATTTATGCCACACACTATCAACATTGATTTAATATCTATTTTCCACAATATAATGCAAGTCCAAAAAGAAGCCATACATGGTAAGCAATCGTATAAGGGCTTTATAATCCATTGTAATTTAACTAAATATTTTTCAATTCGCAAACTTTCAAATATCATTCCTTCTAAAAAGCATACGTGAATACCTACACAAATTAAACTTATCTCTATTAGTTGCAACATAATTCAATTTCCGTTTCTGTTGTATCTTTTGGAATGAATTTAAAAACTATCTGTTTATACTCGGTATCGCAATTGCCTAATACTTGTAAATCACATACATCGAATAACTCAAATAGCAATAATGAATATTCTGTTATTAATCCTTCAGGGTAATCCGTTAAGTCTATTGTAAAGTCAGCACCATAAACAGTTATTTCACGTTCATATTGTTTACCGAACTTGTCAGTAATGACAGATTTATAAACACCGTTATCTAATGTAGTCGGTACTATAACCGATTCTGAACATAGCGGAACCTCTACATTCCAAACACAAATACAACTCATTTTATCTATTTTAGACAAATTTAATAAAAAAATTACATATTGCGTATAAAATCTGACATAAATATATTTAACCAATATCGGAACGTGTCTAATGCATCTGCCTGTTGTGCAGGGTCTTTCCTGTCTGTCTTCTTAATAGTTCCATCGGGTAATATTTCAACGTGTTTCATATCAAATATCAATTCTTTAGCACCTTCAGGGTCAAAGTAACAAGGGTAATGCTCCAAAACAGCGTTAACTAATACTCTGTTTGTCTTTAACGGTGGATTTGGCACTAAGTACATATCTTTTGACGGTATGCTTAATTTTTGCTGTATAATATCGTAGTTATGATAATTATCCTCGTTTAAAGTCCCACGTGTTTTACCTGAATAGTCACCTGTTACATAGTAAAGTGGTGCAGGGTAATTCAATCGTATATACTCGCATAATTCGTATGTATTAGCGTTCATTAGCTTAATTACTATTGGAACGTGTATTGCGCCATCATATTGCTGAATAATAGTACAACAAAATGGATTCCTATTAAAGTCAAATGATAGGTAAGTAATTTGTGTAGGGTCGTATTTCGTTTCTTTGATATGTTTTTCTTCTTTAAAAGTATAAACGAACTTAGCATCCGTATCATAGTTAGTCCAGTCACCTTCAATCATTATCTTACGTGACCGTTCATCTAAGTTTTCCCACGCTGACCATTGGTCATTAGTTACGAATGGATTATCTATTGGACTTGCATTGATATAGTGGAACGGTGCTTTTAAAGTTCTTTTTTGATACGGCACATATATAAAATCTTTTACCCATGTTTGAGTAGGATTAAATGAACTGAAAATAAACGGTGGTGGCATTCTTAGTACATAATGTGAACCTGAACGCTCTAATGCCCTATACCACATCTTTTGACTTAGCTCCTCTATTTGTTCTAAAAAGAAACCGTTGCATTCTAAACCTAAAAAGTCATTTAATTCAGGGTCGCTTGTTATATTTTCGCCTTTAAATATAATTTTTGAACCGTTTTTATGCTTTACGAAACAGTTAGACTTATCTCGTGACCATTTCCAATTTGCTGAAGTTCCTAATATTTTCTCGATTGAAGGTATAGTGGTTGTTGTAAGTGCTGGCATATCAGAACGCACCACAACCCATTTAGAGTTAGGAAACATCTTACATAGTATAGTTAAAATTGTAAGAATGCAGAAGGTTTTACCTCCACGAATAGCACCACCGTAAAAGAAGTATTTGTTGTATTCTAAATCGTTTTCTTTATTACGTATAGCATACATAACTTCATTAAAAAGTTCCTTTTGCTTTTCGTTTTTCGACAAGTCAACTGTTATCATAGTTCAAATTCAGTACCGTCTGGCAGTTTGCCTTTTACCTTATCAGTTACAATTAGTTCCGTTTCTGTCTTTATAGTTGGATACACACCAAAACGCTTATAATAAATATCAATTGCTCTTATGTCACCTTTCTTTATTCCATTACTTAAATATGCATCAACTTCAATAGTACTTAAAACGTTATTTAAAGCCTTTTTAACCGTTTCATCTGATTTGGCTTGTAATACCATATCTGCATCCTGTTTCTTTAAATTTGATATGTATTCAGCGTATTTAGATGATAACTGCGAACCCTTTACCCTACATACTGCGTCTGTTACCTCTTTACTACCTATTGTTACCCTATATGCCTTATCTTGGTTTTCGCCTTTAGAAACCAATGAACAAAATTCTATATGTTTTATATTGGTAGGATTCATTGGTCAGTTCTATACATTTGAAAATAATTACCTTCATCCTCTATCTCATACATTCCTAAAATCTCATCACTATTAGGCATCTTTGCCGTTACTGTTGCACCGCCACTTAATCTATTAATTGTGTATGTCTTTTTATCATCAATAGTTGCGTGTCGTATTCTTAAATTTACTTTGTCAATCACTATATTATTTGAATCCAATATTAATAATGCTTCTTTGTTAAAATAAAAATTAAGTATTGAATCATAGTGCTGGCTTTCATGGCGTGATATTTTTACCGTTGCTACTTTCATAAAACGTCTTTAAGTTTATTTATGTTTGCTTTAACATCATCATAAGTCTTTATTTCAAATATCCATTTTTCTTTCCTTTGCGTGTAGTTTGATATAGATAACCCCATTATATCAGACATATCTTTACATGTAAGATAAGGATATTTTTCTTTTAAAAAGTGATATGCGTATATGTTTTCAGGTTCAATTTCTTTATTAATGCAAAGTGCTTTTATCTCATATAGATAATTCCGATATTCATCTAATGATTTAGGGCGTATAGTTACCTTAAAGTTTTTTGATAGTTCCTGTATTATGTCGCTTAGTTCACTCATTTTATAACTTGCATTTCTTGAACAAAAAATCTTATATTTTGTGATGTTCCATTTAACAATGTATCACCTGAATGAACATAAACATTACCTAATTTATTAAATGTATATTCAGGATAGTTTTTATATAATATTTCTTTTGAATTATTTAAATCATCAATTGAAGACCCTGTTAACTTTATAAAAGTTCCGTCTTTTGTATCTATAAATCTATTGTAAAACATTTAATTTCTTCTTTTAACCATTCATAATTCATTTCACGTCCGTTTATATCTGAATAACCGCCTTTCTGCCAAGCTATTGGTTTATTTAAAACATAAAAATAATTAAATTTTTGCAAAATTGCAAAATAACAATCCACAGGCTGATTAAAACTAACATCTAAACAAAGATTTCCACATTCAGTACCTGAGAATATACTAAGTGACATAATTAATTCATCACATGCATTTGATTTTACATTAATGAGATACGCATGAGTTGTTAAAGTCCTAACACATCTCGAAATTTTATCATTCACTTTTATTGGTTGTTCCCTATGTGTTCCGCTTAAATAACATAAATCCCAGTTATTTGGTAATTGTAAATTGGTAATTATTTGCAAAAAATCATTTGATAACTCGCAATCATCCTCTAATACCAAACAATTGCTTAAACCCATTATTTTCGCTCTTTCTAAAACTTGACCATGCGAAGCCGTACAACCTACATTTAAATTATCTGATTCGTATTTTGCTTTTATATTTTTTCCATTTACACCGTTAAAGACTTCATATTTGAGTCCAAAGCTATCCAATTGCGATGTAATTAGATTTAGCCTATCTTTGCGATGTGGCAATGTTATTATAAAAATGTGTTCTAACTGCATATCAAATCAATTTCAAACCATGCATTACTACGTCTTCGACATTCTGCTTGTATTCCATGTCTTAAAAACATCATTTTTTGTTTTATTGTAAGGCTTCGTGCTGAATAGTAGTTAAGTATTTTTTTGTTAACACTTTGTTTTACAGCCTTAATTAGCGGTTTTATCTGGTCTGTATTCATAGTCAAATATAGTTATTTTTATTTAAAAAAAAAATACAACTTATTTTATTACTGTTATTTAGAACCATTCTAAATAAACTAAAAATAGAAAGAATATAAATAATCTACACTTTCATTTTTTCTATTGTACTCATAGCTTAAAATATATCAAATTCTTCTTCTTTTGGTTTTCCTTTTACATACTCTATCATTTCATCTAATAGGCTTTTTGGTTTTATCCAGCTTCTATTATCCAAAATATCAACGTAATACCTTTTACTTTTTAAATCATAATCAAATTCAGCACATCCTTCTGTTCCCCAATGGTCAAACTTAATTTTTTGAACGTGCACGTAACTTTTGTTAGTTTCAAAATCTCTATATACGCAAATTCCGTTATCTGCCTTATTGTAAAAGTTTGCAGAACCTGCTATATCATACAATGTAGGTACTTCATATTTACCTGTACTTAAATTCTTTTTAATCTTAGTAGGATGTGCTACTAAAAAACAATGAACGTTATTTAATTCACAGAACGTTACAATTTCATCTAAGCATTTTCCTATATAGCTTGTTTTATCATCTGCATGTTCTATCTTATTCCATGCATCAATGACAAAATATTCAAGTCCGTAACGATGTTTGGTAAGTGCTATCTGTTTTAAAATTGAAGTCAAACTAAAATCCTTTTCAGGTTTTAAAAACCATACAAATTTATTTAAGTATTCTTTAATTTCGTTTACTTCATCTAATGTTATTCTATTTTGACCGTCCCAATGTTTTCCGCTTATCTTTCTTACTAATTTACTGAAGTGCAATTGTGTTGGTCTATTTTCAGGTGAATAAAAACAACCTCTCCAATTATGAAGTATTCGTAACTGTAAACATAGATAATCCAAAAAATCCGATTTACCATGTGAAGGTATTCCTGTAATCACAGTTAAATATCCTTTTACAATATTCAAATTAAAATTTTGTATTTCGACATTTACACCTTTGTCTAAACCATGAAAATACATATCGTCAATTTCATTACTAACATCGGATATTGTGTAAACTCCGTCTAATGGAAAGTATTGTGCTAATGATTGTACGGTTATTACTGAATTTAAGCCGTATTTAATCAAATATTCGTTTGCATCCTTGCAATCTTCTATCTCTATAAATTTACAGCGTTCAAATCCTAAACGTTCCGCTAAATCGTATTTTAGTTTCCGCCCTGCAATGTCGTTATCTAACCATAAAAGTATTTCAGTCTTATTTTCAAAGTACTCATAGCAGTTATCTAAATACTGAAGATTATTAGTATTTAAAGTTGCACCGTTTGGAACGGAAATAACGTTATCAATTCCAGATTCAATTAAACTTAACGCATCCATTTCACCTTCAACTATAAAACAGCTTTCTGAATTTTTAATGCCGTCTAAATTGTAAAATATTAATTCAGCATCTTTGAATAGTTTAAATTGCTTTACTGCATTTCGGTATTTTATGTTAACTAATTCGTTATCTCGGAAATAATTAAACTGTATTACATTTTCATCTTTCTGTGATTGTGGCATCCATTCTTTGCCATCCGTAATTCGAGCCTTTAATAATGTCTTTTGCGAAATACTGCGAGTTTCAAACCATTTAACTACCTTTTCAGATAATTCTGTTTTATTTTTCCATTCAGGTTTTTTGTATTCTATCTTTTGCATCTCATTCTTTAAAAATCCACTCCAATTACAGTGATTACATCTCCACACTTTCTTATCCAAATTTACACCTAAACACTTATCTTTTGACTTTTTACGATTGTGTGAACATTTCGGACAAGTTGTGGTTATTTCACCTGATATCTTTCCGTATGGTATCTGTATTCCAAAATCTGCGTAATTCATTATCTTACAAGTTTAGGCTTAGGTGGATTAATTGTTTTTTCTATTTCAGTTATATGCCTACGAAAACTATTTGTAACATGTTTGTAATCGTTAAAACTACTACCATTTAAAAACCTTTGTCTAAATGATTGAATAATCTGTGGTGACTTTGCAGATAAATTTAACTTCATTAATTCAGCCTCAAATATTGCTCTTTGGTTTTTTAGATACCAATCAACTATATTTCCTTTTTCGATTTTTCCGTTTATAATGTAGTAATCATAATCTTTATCTATAACTATAACATTATCTGTATCTATATCATTATCTATATCGGTTGATTTCGTTGAGGTATGTTGAGTATTTTCAACATCCGTTAACGTTTGTTGAAGTTCGTTAAGCTTTTTAACACGTTTTGCCTCTGCTGAAGCCTTACCTGCATCTGAATTTTTACCAACCTTATCAATGTATTTAACTAAATCACGTTTTAATTGGTGTTTTATAGGTTCAAATCCTATCTGCGTAATTCTATCAGGCATTTCAGGATTAAGGTCGTTAACATACCTAAAAACATGTTTAATTAATCTACCAGCTTCTTCATCTGTTAATGTTTCAAACAAATGTATTTGGTCTACATATAGTAAAAATGATTTTTTATCCTTTGCCATTTGTTTTAATTTTATTAAGATAATTACTAACAAGCGTTAACTCATAAGGGTCAAATGATTTTATAGTTTCCAATATTGATTCTAACTCAAAAATGTAGTCAGTAATAACAAAATTATCATCAATAATATTTTTAATATTTCTTTTTGATTCAGTTATGTCTTTATGGCAATCAATACATAATGTTATAAAAACAGAATCATCATAATCCCATATTTCATTGCCAAAGATATATTTTTTATGATGAACATTAAGTTCTGTGTCATCATCAAAGCAACATTGACAAGTAAAATTATCACGTTGTAAAATTTCCAAACGTTTCTTTTGCCATTTAGGATGTCGTAATTTTTCAGAATAAGAAGTGCTATTTGCCATAAAAGAGAATTAAAAAACCGTATCGGTTATCAGTTGGAACGGGTGTAAAGCAACCCTCTGATTTTCCGATACGGTAGTATGTTAAAAATGTATTTTCTCTCATGTGCTTTACTTTTAGGTGTTCCAATCCCTTATGCAAATATAGATAAAAGTATTCTATTGTGCAAGTTTTATGTAAAAATATTTTCCGTTATTAAATTCAACACTTCCGATTTCTATCATCATATCCAATTCAATTTTTAATGATACGTAGGTATGTGAATGAGATAGCTTTTTTAGAAGTTCATTAAATGTGTGTGGTGTTGTTAGTGTTTGTTTTATCATTGTTCTATTTGTTTACAAAGTTTCTTGTATTTTTCTGCTATCTCAATGTAGTATTCTTTGCTTATCACACGTTTGCTTTTATCATCTGCCAAAGTTTCTAATTCATTCAATACTTTTATTCCATATCTTTTTATTATTCCTTTTCGGTATTCAATTAGATTGCCTGATTTATGTTGGTTACAAAAAACGCACTGGCCTGAACAATTAAACTCGTTAAATAATAGTTGAGGTGTTCCACTTGCTGAATAATAATGACCAGCATCAAACTTTGTAATTGAACTTAATTTAAAATCACACGAAATACAACTTTTACCGACATCTCTAAGCCTTATAAATCTTTGAAACCAATAACGTGCTTCTTTTCGATAATCAGTAACCGTTTTTAGCTTTTCCTTAATTATTGACTTTTCCTTTTTCCACTTTTTCTCACGTTCTTTTTGTACAATTTCTTTTGCTTTTTTAACGGTGCAATCGAAACACAAATTTTGTATAGATGTGTATTGCTTAAACTCTAATTTGCATTTCTTACACTTCAAAACGGACATTTTATTTTATCAATTCTTTTATTTTCGCTTTCTATTATTTTAGGCATATCACGTTCTATTTTTTCTCTTATAGCATTTCTAATAAACGCTGTAGGCTTTATTCTAAGCGTTTTTAATTGCTTTAAAAGAATGTTAAATATGAATCCATTTTTTGTTATTTATAATATCACAAATAAGACAATTACTCACGTTATAAATAATAGATAGTTTTCGTTGAGATAAATTTTCTGAATTTTTTCTAATTTCTAAAACCTGTTTTTCTGTTAATTTACATCTGCCGTTGTTTGTTCCATTAGCATTCATAAGTCCTATTTTGTAAGAATGAATAGTATTTTCAGAATAAGTACACCACTCTAAATTTTTAGTAATATTATCTGTTTTTATTCCATTTATATGATTTATGATTGGCTTGTTTTTATAGTTTGGTATAAAAGCCAATGCTACCAACCTGTGTATTTTTATTCTTTTTGCTAACCTATTTTTACTTAAATCAACACTTAAGTAACCATAAGAATCTTTTATTGGTTTTAATATACATTCATTAATGGTTCTTTTAATATTAATCTTTATTTCTACAGTTCTTTTAACTGATTTTACATTACCAAAATTGCTAACTTGATACAACCCTTCATACCCTAAAATATCTTTATATATTTCCATAATTTAAAAAATAAAACGGCAATCCGCAAATACAGGTAGAGTAAGTACCTATAAATTCAAACTGCCGTAGATTATAATATAAAAGTATCTTACTCATACTTGTTAAATCATAACAAATATACAAAATAATATTGATATATGAGTTAGTTAGCTTCATTTGTGCGTACATTTTGGAGTGTTAGCGATTAGTTATACGCAATTTGTTTTAATTTTTTTTTGCCCACGCTCTTTTGTTTTTTCAAAACAATTTAGGTTGAGATAGCAGTAAATCAATTCTTTTGTTCGCTATGTCAATATAACTTTGTTCCATTTCAAATCCAATCCATTGTTTCTTAGCTTCCATACAAGCGATAGCAGTTGTTCCACTTCCAATAAATGGGTCTAAAATAATATCCGTTTCTTTTACGCTTATTCTATCCAATACCTTTCTCCAAAGTGTAATCGGTTTTGGACAAGGATGTCCGTTCTTTTCACTTGTTTCGTTTAGGTATATTAAATCGGGTCTACTGCCCATTCTGTTTTTTAAGTATGGGTCATCGCCATAAACAAGTATAGGTTGCCAACAGTTAAATCCCCAAGAACTCATTCCTCCTGCTCCAGATATTGCCCAGCACAATATCCATTTTGGCTGAGGGAATATCATTAGGTGTTTAATAGGTGCTGTAAATGCTACGACATTACAAACTCTAACTAATTCGGGAACTATATCATTTACCAATTCAATTAAATTTTCTTTTGTGTCTTTATACTCTCCATAATTTTCTCCTATCCCATAAGGAAAATCTGTTAAGCATACATCTATACTTTTATCTCCAAGTCCTTTAAGCAATTCCCTTGCATCTCCTTTGTATATTTTATTTAGTTCCATATTTATTTAGTTTAAAAATTCCCTCCGCACAAAAAATTAAAACAAACAGCGTATAACACGGGTTTGGCGCAATTTGCCCGACCGCACAAGCCAACGCTTCGCAAACTTCGCCAAGCCCGATAACGTTAGTGGTCATTGCTTTTTAACCACTCTTTAAAGCACCAAGCATCTTCATTATTAGTAATATTTCTATATTGATTCCACTTATCATCAAGCAACGAACCGCTAACAGCACCTATGCGTAATTTTTTAACCTCGCTTAGTACTATATCCAAAGCCTCTATCAGTTTTTTAGGTTCGTGAATCATATCTTCTCTTTTACCTAATCTCCATTCCTGATGGTATTCAAGTATTTCTATTGCTGTTTGTAATTCCATTTTCGTTTATTTAATTGGTTAAAAAACGACCGCCAATCTGCAAACCGTTATAAAGTCAAAGAATTAATTTTACTTTCATGATGGTGGATGAAATGTTTAGCTTCTTTTGTCTCTTTTAAAATAGTCATTGCCATTGCGTGCATCCTATGGATATACTCGTTAATCTCATCTACATTTGTGGAAATTTTGTATCCATAAATTCCAGAAATTAAGAGCCATCCTTGTTTTGCGTTTTGCAAGTTTTCTGACTTTATTGACTGTGCAATTTTACGAACCGTTCTAACCCTTACGTTTAAATGGTATGCCATATCTTCCATAGAAACAGCACCTTTTTTTAGTTTTTTTAGAAATTCTTTTTTCATTTTGTTTTGTTTATTTTATTTAAAAATCTTTCGTATCTCTTAATCTTTTTAGACCGCAACCTCATTTCTTCAATAGTTCTACATTTGGGAACGGATATGTTTACTATTCCGTTATTTGTGCGTATTTTTACTATATCCATTAGTCAAGTTTATCCTTTACATTATTGATAATTCTTTCCATATGGTGTAAGTAGTAATCTTCAAATGTTTTAAAGCCTTTATTGTCCTGTTCAAACCAAACATATAAAACGTTTCTTAGCCTTTTACTCGGAGTTTTGGAACTATCGTAAAGGTCGTTTTTAGCCTTATCTATCTCGTTTAGTTGTTCATCGGTTAACTTAGTGCCACTAAAGACTAAATAGCCGTATTTTTGGCTATTTAATCCAATGGCTTGTATTTGTTCCGCTGTCGGTTCTTGCGTTGAAAAATTCAGGCTTATAGACTTATCCTTTAAGCTTCTGAATGATTCGAGTATTGCTGGTATTACTAATTTCATAACTTATGCGAATGGGTCAAATTCTTCATTAGTTTCTACATTTGATGTGCCACTTTTTGCACCAAACACACTCCACGCCTGTACGTCTGCATACCATTTTCCGTTGTATTCACGTGCAGAAAGATTAAACGCAACCTCAACTGCATTGCCTACTTTTTCGTACTTAGTAAAGTTTTCTATCTTTTTTGCATCCATCATTGTAAATACCATTGATTGTGGGTATTCTGCTTTTTCTTCTTTTACAACAAACTGTAATTTCTGCCAGTCTTTGCCACCTTGCGAAGTTCCTGATTGTAATGGTAGGATATTTGTAATCGTACCTAAAAATTTAAATTGATTCATAATTATTTATTTAGTTGGTTTAATTAATTTAGCTTTAATTGTATTTGTTAGCGTTGCAAATTTCTTTTTATCCGATTCGTTTAATGATAAGTAGTTTGTTTCTAATTCTTTCAAATCTTTGCTTGATTCTAATAGCTTAGATATATCAGCATGTGATTCATTACTGTCTGCATCTTGTTCAGTTTCATCAATTAAAAATAAACCGTTTAAAGCATATTTACGTGCGTAACTGGATGCCGTACCTGTACATTGTTCTGCACTCATTCCTTTATGTTCTGAAAGTTCTGCAAATCCGTTAACACATATCATTTGTTCATTTACAGTTAAACATGCAGTGGATTTTAGATAGTATTTAGCACCGATTAAAACAATATCATCTGTTAGTGTCAATACTGCTTCATTCTTTGCCAAAATAGGCTTTAATGCTTCGAGAATATCCTCTGCGGAACGGTATTTGTAATTGCCAAATTTGTTTAAATTGCCTTTTGGCACTTTTAATTCATTTTGAATTTTAATTAGTTCTTTCATTGTGATTTTTTTTATTACTTCAAAGATAGTAAATTATATTGAATTATGATACACTTTTTTAAATTTAGAACCGTTCTAAATAGTGTTATTGTATCGGTCTATTAAACTTAGTATTTTATTATGCTGGATTAAAAAGTAGTTATCTTTTTGTTCATAATAATCTTTGAACTTTTGCAATCCATGTATAACAGATGCATGGTCTCTATTGAATAATAAACCAATTTTAGTTAATGATAATTCTTTTGCTCTTAAATGTTCAAATACTGAAAATCTCAAACATACATTATCTCTTTTACGTGATTTACTTTTAAGGTCTATATCCAATTCCTTAGTGATAAAAGATAATAAGCCTAAAGAATAATTCATTATATCAGCTTGTTTCTCATGTTTTGTTTTTTGTATTCCGAGCCTTGAATCTATCTCTATTAGTAAGTCTTTACGAAGTCTAAATAGTTCACGTGTTTTAAATAGAATTAAATCGTCTTTTGTAGGTAGTTGCATTGTTTTAGTATTTGTAGTTAAACATATCCTCACTCGCTATGTATAAAAATAAAGCGTTTGGATATTCATTTTCAAAATGGATTAATGCTGATATTGCATTGTCTGCATTGTAACGTTTGCCAGTACATATATTGTCTGTTTCGTTTTCTTTGTATGTGATGTGGAATGCTTTCATTTTGTAAATAATTTAAAAGTGAAAAAAGTGATTGCAATAGCTACCAATGTAACCATAATTAGGAATGAAGAACAGCCGTTTTTTGAAGTTAAATCTTCAATGTTTTCGCTGTCATCTGCGGTATAGTCAAATTCTATTTTCATGGTATTGTTTTTAGAGTTAAAAAATAGACGTGCCGGCATGAACATAAAACCCCTTTTAGAAACTTTGCCGACACGTCCGTTTATACTTCTTTTATTTGATATTTAGCTAATTCGATTAAGTAATTAGAATAGGCTATTTTTTTTGAATAACTACCTGTTAGTATAATTCTATTGTCATCTAATATAGTATAGTAAAATGGCATTTCATCGCCTTCCTCTTGTTCGGTCACAAACTGCAATTTTACTTCGATTGTTTTTGTTTCTAAGATTTCCATTGTGTTGTTTTTAGTTGTTAATATCCGTTTTTTGAGTATCTGCTTAAATAGTTATCTGAATAATACCCTTGTTTCTCTTTAATGCATTCAACATAATATCCTAATTCATCCTCTGATAAGTTGACGTTTACAAGTATGCTATGAGTAGTTCCATATCCGTTACGAGTTAACCACGTTTCACGTTTTTCGAATGTTTCAAACATGTATTTATCTAAATATGGCATTTTTTACAATTTATACGGTTCTAAAATAATTTCAATTTTTTCTTTTATTTCTTTCTCTTTTTTTTCAGGTATTGATACCGATATACGTTTTGTTTTTCCGTACTTAGACTTAAACATTTTGTTGCGTCCTGCACCTTTTGGGTTTAATTTTGTTTTCTCTTTCATAATTATTTATTTATTTTTTCAAGTGATTTTATTTTTTCAAGTAACTCATTAGGTGTATATCCTGACTCGTTAAATACGTTAAAGGCTTCTGCTATTAATTTTGTATTGGCAATAGCTTCATTATCTTTCATTGCCTGAGAAAAAGCAAAGAAATCACACAGTATTCTGTTTTTTTCGTCTTTAATACTAAGATTTACAATTCTTACTTTTCCTTTAGTGATAAATTCTTTCATTTTGCTAATTTTTGTTGTTAAGTGCGTTACAGTCTTTGTAACTAAATATGATTCCATCTTTTTTTATTCTTAATACGGTATATTGTAGAAATATTTACATTGTATTTTTTGGCTAAATCATTAGAACTTAATTTATTTATATTAGTTCTTATAAATTCAATATCAATATTTTTCAATTTAGAAGTTCCGTGATTTTCACCTTTTGCACCACTTGGTTTATTTAAACCATATACCCACGAATGCTTTATATTTTCTTTTGGAGTACACCATTCTAAATTCTCAATTCTGTTATCTGTTTTAATACCGTTTATGTGATTTACCTGCGGTTTATTTTGTTCATTTTTAATAAACGTTTCAGCAACTAATCTATGTATTGCGTATGTTTTTACGCTTTTATTATGGTATAAATTAACCAAAAAATATCCTCGTGAATTTATTTTAGGTTTCAAAATAAGACCTGAGTTTGCTCTTATAGAATTAATATTACCTAAATTGCTAACTTGATACCTACCATTAAATCCTATTATGTTTTTCCAAATTTCCATACCACAAAGATAAATCAAACTTTTGATATATGCAACACTTTTTAAAAATAATTCGTAATTTATAATCGTTCTAAATAGTGTAGTTTTTTAGTTTGTTTTTAGCTACTATGATTCATTATCGTAGGGTTGGTTTTTTTAGATTATAGGTAACTCTTTTTCATTTAAAATATT